GGACGCCGATGGCGTCACCGTCCTGCACGACATGTTCACCGAGTTCGGCGTCACGCAGAACACGATGGACTTCGAGCTCGATGTGACCACCACCGAGGTCCGGGCCAAGGGCGACACCGCGCTGGACATGATCGAGGACGAGCTGCAGGGCACGCCGTTCACCGACGTCGTCGCCTACTGCGGCCGCACCTTCTGGAAGTCGCTCATCACGCACAAGAGCGTGAAGGAGACGTTCCTGGCCCAGGTGCAGGCCGCGCAGCTGCGCAACGACCCGCGCCTGGTGCTGGACTTCGGCGGCATCCTCTGGAAGAAGTACCGCGGTGCGGCCAACGGCTCCCAGATGATCGGCGCCAATGACGCCTACATCGTGCCGCGCGGCGTGCCCGGCCTGCTGCTCGGCCGCTTCGGTCCGGCGGACTACTGGGAGACCGTCAATACCCCGGGCCTGCCGCTGTACGCGAAGGGCATCCCGATGCCCAACAACAAGGGCTGGGACGTCGAGATGCAGTCCAACCCGATCCACCTGCTGACCCGCCCGCGCGCGGTCATCAAGGTCACCGTCTGATCGGGGCAGGAGGCGCGCCGTGGCAGTCGAGACTGACCTGACAGCGTTCTTCGACGCGGACGACTTCGCGATCGCGGTGACGCGCGTTCGGCCCGCCGTGGCCGACGTGCAGTTCCTCGCGCTCCTCGGGGTCACCGACGACGACGCGCTGCTGGGGCGGGCCACCGCCGCGGCGCGCCAACTGCACTGGGCAACAGGACCGGACGTGCGCGAAGGCGACACGATCACCGTCGCGGTCACCGGCCCGATGGCTGTCCACAACGGCAGCTATCGGGTGCTGGAGCCGCGGCGCGTGAACGATGGCGCCGAGAGCGCCTGCTTCCTCCAGAAGATCACGGCATGAGCATCCCCTTCACCATCTCCGCCGCCGTCGTGGCCGCCCTCGAGGCCGACACCGAGCTGGATGGCGCGCGCGTCGTCGACAACCCGATCACCCCCTCCGCGCTGGACGACGGCGCCCGGGTGGTATTCGTGGAAGACCGTGACGACGCGCCGCGCAACAAGGCCGGCCAGGCCGAGGGGCGGACGTTCGGCTTCATCGTCGGAGTCATCAACCGGACCGCCGGTGCGCGCGCCGGAGCGGACGCCGACATGGAGCGCGTGAAGGCCGTCGCCACCCTGGCGGCGCGCAATGCCTGCCGCGACCTGCTGCAAGCGAAGCAGATCGTCCAGTTCGAGTACCCGCGCGAGATGCAGCGAGCCTACCGCGTCGAAGGGATCGACGTCGGCGGCGCGCTGATCACCACCCGCTTCGAGATCGACTACCGCCTGCCGAGCCCGGCACGAGCGGCCACCTGAACCACACCATCAAGGAGCCACAGAAATGGCACTTTCGACCGCACAAGGCTTCATCGGGGCCGGCGACCTGTACGCCGCGCTCATCGATGCGTCCGGCAACATCGGCGCCTACATCGACTTCGGCAACGTCACGAAGCTCGGCATCCAGCCGGCCTCGGAGATCAAGGAGCAGAAGTCGAAGAAGCGCGACTCCTACGGTCAGGTCCTGGAGACCGTGGCGCTGCAAGACACCGCGCAGCTCTCGGCCACCCTGGAGACCGTCAACCGCGTCGGCCTGCGCTACGCCTTCATGGGCGAGGATGCGGCCTACACGCAGGCTTCCGGCAGCGTCACCGACGAGGCGGTGGTGGCCAAGCTCGACGGCTGGGTCCGCCTGGCGTTCGAGGAGGTCAGCGCCGTCGTCGTGACGAATACCGGCGGCACCACCACCTACGTGGCCGGCACGGACTACGACGTCAACGCACGGCTGGGCATGATCCGCGCGAAGTCCGGCGGTGCCATCACCGCGGACCAGGCGCTGGAGGTGAGCTACTCCCGCGCGGCCTTCACTGGCGCGGCCATCCGCGGCAACGTCAAGCCGCAGATCCGGGCCCGCCTGCTGCTCGACGGGAAGAACCTGGTCGACGACAGCATCGGCATCCTGGACGTGTGGGAGGTCGTGCTGTCCACGTCGAGCGAGTTCGACTGGTTCAGCGACGACTGGAACACCGTCGAGCTGCAGGGCCGCCTGAAGACCCCGACCGGCAAGACCGAGCCGTTCATCTTCAAGGCCCGCTGATCCGGCGGTGCACCACCTGAACGGGCCGGCGCCACAAACGCCGGCCCGCTCTCATTCCAGGCGCTGAGCGAGACCCAACGGCATGGCGACCGATCCACGCATCCGATACGACATCGCGGCCACCGCATCTGGCGCGGCCGAAGTGGAGAAGCTCGCCCGCGAGTTCGAGCAGCTCGATGGCGCATTCCCTGAAGACCTCGCCGGCAAGGTCCGGCAGGCATCGCAGCAGCTCGAGCAGCTCGGCCAGCAGCAGGCAGCCGTCGAGGCCTTCACCCGCATCAAGACCGAGACCGAGCAAGCTCGCCGCGCACTGGATGACGCGCAGGCCGCAGCCCAGAAGTTCGGCGCCGAGCTCGCGCAGGTCGAAGCGCCCACGCGCGCGCAGGCAGGCCAGCTGCAGAAGCTGCGCGACAACGTCCGCGCTGCCAAGGACGAGCTGCTCAAGCAGACCGAGGCCCTAGACGGCGCTCGCGCCGGCCTGACGCAGTTCGGCATCTCCGGCGACCAGGTCGGCCAGCGCAGCGTCACGTTGCGCCAGCAGATCAGCGCCGTGCGCTCGGAGATCGAGCAGCTCGGGACGACCGGCCGCGGCGCCGCGGGCTTCCAGCAGCTGGTGCGCGAGACCGACGCCGCCCGCCAGCGGATGGAGCAGACCGCGCAGGCGGCCGAAGCGCTCGCCGCCGAGCTGGCGCGCGTGCAGCGGCCCACCGATGGCCAGACCGCCAGCCTGCGGCAACTGCAGGCCGCCGCCGGCACCGCCCGGGCCGACTTCGTCCGCCTCCAGGCCGCGACGGTGGAGCAAGGCGTCGCGCTGCGCCAGGCTGGCGCGAACACCGAGCTGCTGACCGCTCGCGCTCGCGAGTCGGCAGCCGCGCAGACTCAGGCAGCGACCGCCGCGCAGAAAGTCACGAGCGCCTACTCCGCGCAGGGTGCGGCTGCCGCCCGGGCCGCGCAGCAGCAGAACGAGGCCGCGCGCAGCGTGCGCCAGGGCCTCGAAGGCATCGCCACGCAGCTGCGCAACATCCAGACCATCGCCGGTACCGTGCTCGGCGGGCAACTGCTGTCCGGCACGCTCGGCGATGTGGCGCGCACCGCCGACGCCTACGCGAACCTCGAGGCCCGCATCAAGCTCGTCACCGGCGAGGGCGCCGCGCTGCAGCAGGCATTCGCTGGCGTCTTCGACGTGGCCCTGCGCACGAACACCGCCCTCGAAGGCACCGGAACGCTGTTCGCGCGCATCGCGCAGGCGAACCGAGACCTTGGGCTGTCGAGCGCCGAATCTACCGCGCAGGCGCTGGCCCTGACGGAGACGATCAACCAGGCGATCCAGGTCAGCGGCGGGTCGGCGCAGGCAGCGGATGCCGCGATCACTCAGCTCATCCAGGGCCTGCAGTCTGGCGTGCTGCGCGGAGAGGAATTCAACTCGGTTATGGAGCAGGCGCCGCGGCTGGCTCGCGCGCTGGCCGATGGCCTAGGTGTCACCACTGGCGAGCTGCGCAAGCTGGCCGAGCAAGGCAAGCTGACCTCGCAGACGGTGATCCAGGCTCTGCAAGGCCAGTCGGCCGCGCTCAAGCGCGAGTTCGAGGCCCTGCCCGCCACTGTCAGCCGGGCGCTGACGAATCTCTCGACCGAGTGGACGAAGTTCATTGGCGAGCTCGATCGCAGCAGCGGCGCGAGTTCGCTCGTTGCTGAGGGCATCAACAAGATCGCCGCGAATCTGGACACCATTGCGCGCGTCGCGGCGGTGGCCGGCGCTGCTCTGACGGCAAGCCTGGGCGTCAAGGCGGTGCAGGCGCTGCGCGCGCTTTCCATCGAAGCGGCGGCAGCATCGAAGTCCGCGAGCATCCTCACGGCTTCGCTGGCGAACATCCCGAGCACGATCAAGATCGGCATCTCCGCGGTCGGCTTCGAGGTCGGCTTCCAGATCGGGGACATGCTGTATCAGAACTCCGAGCTGGCGCGAAAGCTCGGCGTCGGGCTGGTGGCGTTCTTCGAGAACATCATCAACGACCTGAGGCTGCTGAAGGAGGCCGGCTCGGCGATCTTCACCAGCGACACCATCGAAGCGGCGTTCGATCGCTTCCGCGAGCGCGGCCGGCAGCTCGACGAGACCTTCTCGCAGATGTGGAAGGACGCCGAGCAACTGCCGATCACCTACGCCTCGGCGACGGATCAGGCTGGCGCTTCCACCGAAGCGCTGGCCGCGCGGGGTGAGGCTGCGGCGGGACGGCTGAGCGGGGCTGCCGGATCGGCTGCCGGCGCGGTCGGAGGAATCGGCAAGCAGGCGAACACGGCCGAAGGTGCGCTGCTGGCCATCGGCAACGCGGCGGGTATCTCGCTGCCGACCATCGGCGTGACGGCGAATCAGCAGGCCGCGGCGATGGTGAACCTGCTGCTGAAGAGCCAGCAGACGGCCGACGTGTTCGAGCGCGAGCTGCCCGACGCCATCGCCAAGCTCTCAGGGCCGGAGCTTGCTGCGTTCGTGGCCGCGCTTTCCGCCGCGCTAGCAGGCGCAGAGACAGAAGCGCGCAAGACTGCCGCCGGCCTCGAGGCTGTGGGCAAGGACGGTGCACCGAAGATTGCCGAAGCCGAGCGCGCGACAAAGCTGCTGAAGGATGTCGTTTCGCAAACCGGCGAGCAGGCGGCGCAGTCGCTCGGCGTCGATGTCGTCGCCGCTTCCACGCAGGTCAGCGCGGCATTCCAGAAGTCGTCGGATTCGCTCAGCGTGCTAATCCGCTCGCTGCCCGAGCTGAAGGCCGCTGGCGTCGATACCGGCACCGTGGTGGCCCAGGCGCTGGGCAACATGATCTCCGCCGCGAAGAACCAGGCGGAGATCGATCTAGTCATCGCGCGCCTGCAAGCGCTCGCAGGACAGGGCGTCATCACCGGCGAGCAGCTCCGCGCCGCACTCCAACTCGGCACCGACAAGGCCAAGGAGCTGAAGGAGAAGGTCGACGAGGCGACCCCTGGCATCGGCGGCTTGGCTGAGGCAGCGAGAAAGGCCGGAGTCGATGTCGGGCTGCTGACGACCGGGGTGAGCGAAGGCTTCGCCGAGGGCGTCAAAGAGGTGACTGACCTAGGCATCGAGATCGAAAAGGCTGGCATCGGCGCCCAGCGCGCATCGCCGCTCCTCGCCGAAGCCCTGGACAAGCGCTTGCAGACCGCGCAGACGAAGGAAGAGGTCGAGCTGCTGCGCAAGGAAGCCGAGCGTCTTGGTGCCAGCGGTAAGCTGGCCGGCAACGACTTCACCGAAGCGCTGGAGAAGATCAAAGCGAAGGCGAAGGAGGTGTCCCCGGAGATCAAGCAGCTGCAGAAGGACGCCCAGAAGCTGGGCCTCGATCTCAAGGACAGTACGAACAAGGGCGTGGAGGAATCGATCCGCGCGTACGAGCGTCTCAAGGAGAGCGGCCAGTTCACGACCGGAGCGCTGAAGCAGGCGTTTGTCGACGTGGCGAAGAAAGCCATTGAGGCGGCCGGCGGCCAGATCCCCGAGTGGGTGAAGGTGGAAGCTGCTATTCGTGGCGTCACGGTGGGAACAGACGAAGCCGGCAATGCTGTCATCGAATACGGCAACAAGGCCGAGGGCGCTTTCGCCAAGGCCAAGGCTGGTGCCGAGAGCG